AGTGTGTCTGTTGCGGCATTACCTAATATAATATTTCCGCTATGAGTAACAATACCATCTACATTTACATTACCAGAAAAGAAAGCATTTTTAAATTTTAATGAAGAAGAACCTAAGTCTACTGTGTTATTTGTTTTAGGAAGTATAGTAGTGCTCGATATTACAACATCTTGTGTTGGTCCTAATTTAGTTATTGGCGCTCCTTCTCCTGTAGAACCATCGTGTGTGTGTCCAGATGTACTAAATGCTTCAACTAACTGGTCATATTCATCATTAAATAATGCCGAATTAATTGTATCGCCATCTGAAAACGATGATTGTCTAGTGTAAGGGTTAGCCATTCTTTATCTCCTGCTTGAAGGTATTAAGTCAACATACATACCCTGTATAGAATAAGGGGGTAGTTTGTCATTACTTGTAAATTTAAAACTGTTTGAGAAACCGCTCCCCAATAAGTTAATTCGTTTCATAGGAACTTCTGGAGTTCCAAATTTTGCTATTCCAAATAAAGCAAATCCAAAAAGAGAAGGCTCTAATATAGACCCAACATTAAAACTAGACGGCTGAGCAACACTTGGGTCTTCAAAATCATACCTAACGTCTAAATTTATATCTGTTGTACCTTCTGGCTTTATTGAAAGTTTAGTAAAGTGTAGTGTTTTTCTAATACCTATATCACCATAATCAATATCTGGAGTTTTAAACTCAGCATTAATCTTAGCTCCATTAAAATTATCGCCTTTGTTATGCCAGTGAACAAAGCCAGTATAATCGCCATGATGTGTTATCTCAGTATCTTTTGTATCAAACCCAGAAGCCATTGCTGAAACTTCTATGCCTTGAGTTTCTGACCATTCCCAAACCGGAAGACCTTGAGGACTTATTTTAAATGTTCCTATAATTCCTTTTTGAGATACTGTTCCTATTGTTGGCTTAGAATAAAATAATCTATATTGATTTTGAGTTCTTATAATAGAGGCAGATAAATTAAATGAGCCTAAGTTACTAACTATGTTACTTATAACTGGAAGTATCTTATGTGATATAGAAGATAATTCAATATCATCAATACGAGCTGTTGCAGCAACTGTTCTAATTCCATCAGGAGCTAAGAATACTAAGTCGCCACCAATCTCAGCAATAGAAAAACCATCCAAGCAACCTATGTTTTTAGTAATATCTTCCATTGCTATGGTAGAATTAGAACTAATATTTATTATACGGCTTATACTATTAACGCCAAATATAATTATCTGGTCACGGAAAGTTTTTATTCCAGATATTTTATCGCCTATGTTTATAGAGCCTGCAGATGAACCTGTAAAATCTATATCACTATAACGTGAGCTGTAATATAAAGTTTCTGGCTTGTCTGCCCAAGCACCTAATACAGTATGGTCTTCATGTACAGTTGTATATTGTGGTTTAGGAATATTTGCAAACACTGGAGTAGATGTAGAAAGTCCATAAGCTTTGTATAAACCCCTCTGAAATCTAAACTGTCTTGTTCCACTTACTAATTTTGTTTCTACATAAACTACTGGGTCTGAACCATTAGCACATGTAATCCTAGAATCTGGAACTCCTGTGGGAATGTACTCAGAAAATTGATAACGAGCTGTTGTGTTTAAAGCAACTACTGGTTTGTTTGTTAATTGTGAAGCCGTAGCAAATGTTGCTGTCCAAGTTTGGTTAGCTTCTTCTGTAGTTTGTTGTGTTGTAGTAGAACCGGAAGAAGGTGTTCCACAGTCTTTATTAACTTGAATCCACGTATAACCATTTTCTGTCCAAAATATGTTTCCATTTTGAAAAGCCCAAAAACCTTCATTGTGAGAAAACAAACCATTAATAGGTGTTGTTCCTCCTGTTGGAGTTGTTGGAGTATTTAATGTAGTTTCTATTACAGCAGTTGTTGTAACAGAATTTCCAAAAGCAGTAAGAGATAAAGTAGGTGGAATTTGATAACCACTACCAGCGTTTGTTAAAGATACCCCTGTTATAACTCCATTGCTTATTGTTAATGAAGCTGTAGCACCTGTGCCATATCCTTCTGCATCTGTAATATTAGCTGTAGTTAAATTGCTATAACCAGCACCACCATTTACTATAGTAAAGCCAGTTACTGGACTTATTAAAAATTTTCTATATCCATTAATTCTTCTGTAACCACCATGGATAGAGGCTTCAAAATTCTTTAATCGTGTAGCACTTCCCGGAGTTTTAAATAATTCATAAGAAGATGAAGTCTTATCAAGACCTCCTCCAATTGAAATTGATACTCCTTGTTCTACTGCCATTTATTATACAAACCTTACTCTGTCATCCATCATAGTAGATGGTTGAGGGTTTCCAGTATAAGCTTGCATTAACCTTATACCTTTATTATATTCTTGTAAAGCCATAGCTGAAAGCTCTGTGTTTTCTTTAAACTGCCAAACATAATATCTAGCTCTTGCTAACAAGACAGATACCCATTGTTCTGGATATAATATTGTATCTGAGTGTGCTGTTAACTCTGCTATCTGTTCCCAAGAAAAGAAATAAATTCTATATACTTTATCAGGTAACGGAGAAAGACCAAACTTTCTGCCATCTGGAGACATCAATACTCTTGAAGGGACAGAATATGTTTCTGTATCTTTTTCGTTATCATCAGACTCTCTGTGATATTTCCTCCAGTTATCTACACTTACAAACTTTAAAGTATTTCTTTCGTGTGGAGAAGCATGTGTTGAAGTCCATGTTTTACTAGCAGCTGTACAAACAGCTTTACTATCATAGTCAGTCCATGTTGCACCTGCTGCTATGCAAGTTGCTGGTGTACTGTAAGAAGCATTAGAACATACTCCCACTGTAGAACATGTGCCTACATCTTCAGTAGTCATGTAAAAATTATCCCAGTCTACTCTTCCAAAATCTTTTGCAGTTCCGTGTGAACCACTTGAATGTTTTTTTAAAAAATACCAACGCTGTCCCACTACAGTATCTACAAAACTATTTCCATAGTCATCTGTATCATACCCTGATGTTAAGGTGGCTAACCAAGGAAATTCTGGATTCTCATTTGCAATATCAAAATAAGCTCTGTTGATAGAATCCTTTACAAATTTTTGAATGCTTGTAGCATTGGCAAAACTTGAAGAAGTTAGTTGAACTTCATTAAGTTCTCCTAGAATATCATTAGCTAAAGTTAAATATGTTTTATGTGACATCTTCCCTCTTCTATAATTAGGATAAGGAGTCCCCGAAAGGACTCCTTAAAGTTTACTACTTAGTCAATCTTAATGATAGCTAAGGCTAGTGCTTCAGGACGTAATACTTTACGACCCCAAACCAATAGTCCGCGAACAATGTCTTTGAAAGAAGCATTGTCTCTGATTGATTCAACTGTAGATAACGACTGCGCACAAGAAATAGCAGACATATGTCCAGCTAAAATGTGGTGCGTAGGGCTACCAGAACCAGAAGGTGTGCTAATGTTATTAGACTTGTACATCTTAAAGCCGCGAAGCTCACCTGATGCAACTAGTCCATTACGCAACCCACCGTTTCCTTGGTTGTAATCAACTGATAGTAACTTAGAACTAGTTTTAGCTAGCTCTTCGTAGAACGCTGGTTTTGCAACGACCCATCTGTTCTCTTCTGGAACATTGTCTTCGTCTAGTAAACGCGCTAAACGTGCTAACACGTCTAATGGGTCTATTTCGCCTGATGCGTGACCAGTATCAATTGGCGCTGCAACTGTACCGTATGCGTTAGAACCGATTCCTGCGATAGCAGCGGCTAGTACGTTTACGTCAAATGCATCTTTCAATTGATAAGCAGCGTTATCAGATGCAACTGTTTGCCAGTTTACATGTGAGAAACGCTTCTCTAAATCATCAACTTTGAACTGGAAATATTTCGCTTGGTCAACCTGTAACACTAGTTCCGCGTCTGTTAGGACTGTAGATGCTAGTGTAGTTGTCGCACGAGTATAATCAGTTACTGTGATGGTTGGCTCTTTGATGATGTTAACTGTATCACCGAACTGAGAGATTTCTCCCATGTAGTCTGTGTTACAGATAGCTTCAGCTACTGCCGATTTACGAAAGGCAACTTGTACCTTTTTTGAAAAAACTTCCGGTAGCCAGAACGTATTTGTTTGTCCCGATGTACCTACGAGGAAGTTATTGCCTGTGCCTGCTTCTAAGCCCATGACTGTCTCCTATTTTTTAAAAATCAACAAACGCTATTTTTTTAACGCGTGAAAACTTTTATTAGTTACTTAATAAAGCTAACCATTTACTACTCGACCTGCTGTAAAAGCTTCGTCTATTTGAGGCTGAACTTTTTCATACTGGTCGACAGAAAGATTAGCAATCTCTGAGGTAGTCCAGATTTTCTCTTGAGGTGATGGGTCTTGTACTTTAGACTTGACCGACACTGCATCTGCAGCGCTTCCTCTAGAGTCTTCTGAACTCTTTATTTTTGGCTTAGCTTCAGTGTTAGAACTAGAAATACCCGCATCCAGTTTGTATAATTCAATAGCTCTTCCCGCAAGAGACGCATCACCTGTATTTTTATAAACCCAATCTTGGATTGCTTCAGGTTGTACTCTAGCCCAATCATGAAAGTCTTCAGAATCTCTGATTGTTCTAAAATCTGGATGAACATTTAATAACTCTTGTTCAGCCGCTCGTCTATTACTAGATGACTCTTTTTCTGAAAGCCTTGCAACTTCTTCCTGTAAACCAGAAAGTTGTTCCGTTGCTCTCAAGTGTGCTACTGTTTCTACTACATCGTAAACATCAGGATAGTCTTCCTTAAAAGTAGCCAGTTCTTCTGGTGTTTTAGGGGCAATGTAGGTAGTCCGTCCTGAGAGCATTTCCGCTTTTAACGATTGCTCTTTAGATTTCCAATCACCTAACTTTCTATCATAGTGTTTCTTTAAATCATCATAACGCTTTTTGAAATCAACCTTTTTAAATTTCTCATTGGTCTCTTCCGGTATTGAATCATTAGTAGTTTCTTGAACGGCTTCTCTCATAATTTCAGCTTCTTCTTCCTTTCCTAAGATAGGAGCTCCGCTGGAAATAACCGCTTCTCGTTTCTCTGCTACATATGCCAAGGAATCATCAGCGCTTTGAAAACCTCTTGAGGCTTCTGGATTGCTGTTGTCCCACTTCTTTTTTTTGTTATAAGGATTTGGTTCTGCTTGTACTTCTTCTGTTGCTTCTGTTGCTGTTGCCATTACTGACCTCCATTAAGTGCCAGCAAATGCTGGGTAGCTTTCGGGGTTTTAAAAATCCAGAGTGCAATTAAGGTAGCTCTGGGGTTGTCGCTACAGAGTCAAGGTGTATCTCGATAATACTTTCTTGGGTCTCTGTAGTTAAGTTTAGTTACATTCCTTTTCTATCTAACATAGAAGTAGGCTGTGCCATATCTCTAGCCATCTGTGCATCTGCCTCTTCTCTATTTAGTCTTATAAAATCTGCTTCTGACTTTGCTGCTCTTTCGCCTTCATAGTCTGTATCTGGGTCTATTGAATTACTAGGTGTGTTAAATGCATCAATCATTGCATCAACAGGTCTACCCAAAATTGCATTAGCTCCTCTAGCTACAGCATTAAATATTTTACTTCCCAAGCCTTGATTACTTTTTGCTTGGTTTGCATTCATATGTTTTTCTACTGAACCGCCATCTGCATAAGAACTTTTAGGTTTTTTCATTATAGAATATCCGCCAGCTGCATAACCTTGGTCACCCATTTGAGCAAACTCCTGTCTTTCTTCGCCTTCGTTATAATCCATTTCAGCTTTAGACATCATCTTTCTAAGTTTGTCTACACCTAATTGTTTTACAGACTTAGCTGTAAACACAAACTCACCATCTGATAACTGAGCAGGTATTGAATCGCTTGTTCCTGTGCCAGCTCCTTCAACTTGACCCGAACCTGTAAACTCGCCCATTGACATATCTTCACCTAAGATATTTAATATCTCCTCTAGCTCAGGATAGTCTGATGTAGCTTGTTGTAAAATTTCTTCTTGCTCAACACTGAGACCACTGTCTGGCATCATATCATCTTCCATCATCATGTCGTCCATTGGCATTTCGTCTTCAAAGTTTAAAGGAACTTCTGGAGTTAACATTGAACCTGTTGTATCCATGTCGACTTCTCCGCCTTCTGCATAACCTCTTTGTAATGGACTGTACATAAATTTTTCCTCTGTTGGTTTAGTAGGGACTGCACCTTTTTCTAAACTACGTGCTTCGCCTTTTGCTGATTCAGGATAGGTTGATTCCATTCTCCAATTTCTTGATGAGTCTTCTAGTAATCCGCCTTGTGCCATTTTCATTCCCCTATTTTCCATTGGTGTTGGTCTTCCTAAAATACGACAAGCTTCTGCATTACCTTCATCACAAGCTTGTTCTAAAGAATCTTTAGTAGTTGCTTGACTCATTTTAGTATTGTTGTTCTAATATTTAAAATCTGCTCTGTTAAAGCAAACCTTCCTTGTGCTTTATATATTTCTTTATCTTCAGAAGAATTCATTGCTCTTTTAACAGACATTTTTTGTTCGTCTTGTAAGTACTCTTCAAACAAGTGCCAAGTAGGTGAGGATACTAAACTTTGTAGTTTGCTTATATCCATTACTAACCTTGAGGCATTTGCATCTCTGGCGGCATTTGAGGAGTGTTTGCACCTCCACCTCCACCACTAAAACCTTCTTCTCCCGGTTGAGCCGGAGCTCCCGGAGCTATCTGACCACCCATTGCATCAGCAGGTCCTGCTTCTGGAGCAGCTGGTTGATTCTGTCTACCTATAATCTCTGCGTATATTGCTGCCTCTTCAGGCGAGTTGATTATTTCTTCTGGGTCAAAGTCAAGACTGTACGCCAGTTCTTGAATAATTTTTGAAACTTTGACAAACGGAGCAACAGCTGGGTTTTGTACTGACTGTAAGAAAGTTGTAAGTCTTTGAGACCTAACTTCTTTTTGCATGAGTGAACTAGTTCCTGTAGCTTTAACTTCAAGGTCTCCAATAACATTTAAATCTCCTTCATAAAATTGCATGTTCCATTGGTAAAACGCTACACCTAATGGTTTCAATAGGAAGTCATCTAAATTTTTCACAACCGTCTTAATGTTTAAAGAGGCTGCTCCCATTAGCATTGACATTCCTGATGCTGTTCTTGTCATTCCCTGTACACCTGTGTTGCCATGAGAGTATGAAGGTATTCCTGTTGCTTCGTCTGCAAGCTGTCTAAACCTATCAAACATCTGCATATTCTCTGGTGCTGTGTTAGGAAACTTTAATCCATATATAGACTGACCGGGCATACCCGCTTGTCTTTTAAATATCTTTCCGGGGTATATCTCCATAGACTGTCCACTAACCAACGCAGCTTCATCTATATCAAATACCAATGAACCCGCTAAAGCTAAGTTATCTATAGCCATTCTAGCATGTCCATTCATAATCTGTTGTGCATCTTCCATATTCTCTGGAACTCCTACGCCCCAGAAAGAATAAGGATTCTTTTCATAAGGGAAGGCATGGTAAGGTATTCTGTTTGGTTTAAAAGGGTTTGATACTATTCTTAGTATCTTGCCCATACAAACCCAAGCATTTATTTGAATTTCTTCTAAGTCATCTATATCAGCATCAACATCAAGACCAGCTTCTCTAGCAAACTCTGCGTCCATAACGCCCCAGTATTCTAGTACTTCATACCTTTCGTTCTCATTCCAACTAGTATTGTTATCTAGTTTTATCTCACTCTCAAAAGAACGCTTGTTATAATTGAATCCTTGTCTGATACATTCTAGAATCTTTTCTTTATTAAAGAAAGGACGATTCATTAAACCTCTTAGTTGAGATTTATTATACTTGTGTCTATGTACAGCCCATTCAGCATCTGCTATTGAGGTTGCATTAGGGTCAGGATAAAAATCCCAAGCACTAACAAACTCTAAGCGGGGAACTCTTACTGAGTCCGGTGTGTAAGTTCTCTTACCGTCCTCGTCATTTTCCCATGAATGTAATGTTTTATTATGATTAAATGGACCTTTGATGATGCCTGTCCCCAAAAGTACCGCTTCAAATAACGCATTACGCAGCTCCGTTGTTCCATTAGATTCTTCAATTTGGTCATGGATTAACTTTTCCATTCTTCTTGCTGCTATCTGAGCTGGTTGTATCTGTGGCATTTCAGGAGAACGCGCTGGTCCTTCTTGTACAACTACATCACCTTCTTCATTAGTATACTCTTCTTCTAACGAACCAAGGAATTTATCTGTGTCTGTTTGTATTGCTCCGGGTTTTAGCTCGTTGCCATCCCCAGCAAATCCAACATCATAGGGATTGAAGTTACCTACGTTGTCTTCTGTAATCCCTTCTTGTGGTTGGTAATTTAGATTGCCTTCTAACTCAGGAGACACATCCATAGAATTACCCATGGTTTCTTTCAAAGGATTTAAGTGTGCGGACTTTGCTATGCCATCTGGTACAACAGTTTCTTGAATCTGTAATGGAAACTTAGAACCGGAGAAGACTACATCTGCAAGTTGTCCGTATGCTGCTAGTGTCTTTGTCTTAGTTACTTTAATAAAGACTTTAGACTTTTCGTTTTCTTTAAACTTTACGTTCTTGTTATAAACGCCGCGGTAGTTATGATAAGAGTTTAGCCAACGAGTTTCATCGTCTTGTCTTCCTCTTTCCGCTTGTTCAAATTTTTCTTCAACTAACCCTGCAAGCCGAGAGACGAAGACTTGGTTTTCTTCAGGTAGTTCTTGTTCTGGGCTTGAGAGTTCATCAGCTGATTGAAATGGCTGCTCTGCTTCATTAATGTCATACTTAATTTTTTCGTCAGCCATCTTCTTAGAATTTTAATTAAACTAATAAGTATACAGTATAGCACCGTTTAGAGTTCTTGTCAACCCCTAATACTAAAATAATTATAAAATAGTTTAATAACCGAAGACTTCATCGGAAGCCTGCTGTGTATCTAAGTTTCGTTTAAATTCAAACATACTATCTTGTAGTGTTGAACGAGGTCTTGACATTATTAAATAACGCAGTGCATCATAAGCATGGTCAGGAGCTTTAGTATCTACATCTTCTGGTCTTGTTTTATCTATAGGTATTGTTTGTAACTCTCTAATAAGATGAGGACAAGAATTAAATATTTGCATCTTAGGTCTACCATCTGTCTTATTAGGTTTAAGTCTTTCATGTATTTGTATTTTGCCTGCTAACCTATTCTTATCTGCTGGTCTTAGCTTGTGTCCGCCTCTAACTAGTATCTCTCCTATAGTTGGACCAGTATAACCTGTTCTGTTCCAAGCTGCTCCGTCTAACACACCCGGTATAGAGTAAGCATCTTCAGCTTCATAAGCTGTCATGCGTTCTGACAAAGCTTCACCAGTTAATCCTTTTTGATATAGTTCTCTATATATAATGAGTGTATCATCGTCTGGGTCAACCGCCGCCCATATTACAGCAGACTCTGCAGAGTAACCATAGTCAACTCCTTTAAGTCTTGACCAACTAGGAGGTATATCAAAAGGAGGAATAATATGTTTTTCTGTATCAAATTCTACGAATGCAGCTCCCTCGTTTATATCCCAGTTACCTTCTAGTAATTGTTTCCTCTGCACTGGAGGAAGAGACTCTAACATCTTTAGGTAGTCTGTGTCTGCTAAGTATGGATTGTCTTGTAGTAAAGCAGGTATGAACTTTCTAAACACTCCGTCCTTACCTACAAAGGTTTGGTTAGCGGGTGCTTGTTCTATATATCTTTTCTTTACCCACGCTGCTCCGCTACCACCGGGGTTAGCAGTACAACGCATATAAGTTATTATTTCTGGGTCTGTTGTTCTTAGACGTGAAGCTAAGTAGTTCCAAGCAAACTCAGTAGGTAGATGTGTTATTTCATCAAAGCCAATCCAACTGTAGGCTTGTCCCTGAAATCTATATACATCTGAATCTTTCTCTAGGAAAGAGAATTGAATAGTAGCACCGGAAGGGAACTTCCATATCTTATCGACTTCTCTAAACTTAGCACCAACAAAAGCTCTAGGGTAGAGTTCTCTACTCTTATCTATTAGTTCTCTAAGTTCAGGCATAGAGCGTCTTAGTATCAATGCTCTGTGTTGTTCTCTATGTGCAAACCGCAATGGGTCAACTAACATAGCGTAAGACTTACCACCACCGGCAGCTCCACCATACAGTACATCCTTCTCAGGAGCTGCGAGGAAATCTGTTTGTGGTCCGGGGTTTGGTTCAAAGAGTATTCTTTTGCCAGCTAGGTTGGCACTCTTCATTAACTCTTTAGATATTATACTTTTTCTTTTACTCTCCGCTACCTGCTTAACAGCTCTGGTAGCAGTCTTTAATTTTTTACTGGCTATTTTTTTATTAGCTTTCTTTTTCTTATCAGCGCCTATGACTTTACTAAAGCGTCTAACAGCACCAGTTTTGAATCCCCGCTTCTTAGCAGGAGTACCATCCATCTTTAGTTTTACTTTACCATCAACAACAGCGTACTGTTCTATGTCTAGGTCAGGGAAGTCTTTCTTAAATTGTTCAAGACTTATATATTTAACAGCAGCCATTACTTCACTTAGCTTTAGCCTGTGCTTTCTTACTAAGCTCATTGTAATGAAATAGTTTTTTACTTGATGCAGTGTGTGTCTTACCTGTATGTAAAGAGCCGTCTTTCATTTTATGCATCTCACCTTTATGTACAGTACCATCTTTTTTATAATGCTTTACACCTTTCATATAATCACCACTTCACCTTGTCTGCCCAATAAGCGGCGGACAGTTTGCCTCTAGCTATGTTCTTTCCATGTCTAGCTTTAAATGATTTGCGTTTGGCTTTCATCTTATCAGACTCACCTGCTTTAGGTTTACCTGCAGTAGACGCACCTTGCTCACCGAACCTAATCATTTTAATAGTACTACCTTCTTTAGCTAGTACTACATGTGACTTAGTGGGATGGCTGGGAGTTCGTTTAGGTTTGTTGTAGCCTGCAAAAGTTTCGCCTCTATATTCTATTGACATTATTTCTCCTACATGCTTTCATAAATCTGGTTAACTAACGTAACCTTCTTCTTTCTTCTATCTAATTCTATATTGTAGTTACGACCTAACAGTTCTAACTCAACCTTAGACATCATGAAGAGTTCTGTTTTAGCTAACGACTCACAGTCTTTATTAAATAAACATTTAAATGTATGTACACATTTCTTAGCTGCAGTTGGTTTAGTAGCAGTTATAGAAGTCATGTACCTTTCATCTAACGTAACCATAACATCTTTAGTTATTAAGTTCATAGTTATTTCTTTTCCTTTGACCTTTAAGAATTTCTTTAAGAATTGTTTATTTATTAGTTAATATAAATTATAATAAAATATTTATAATAATTGTTCTTTAAGATATTCTATAAGAATATTATACAGTAAGATTTAAAGATTGTCAAGCGATTTGTACCTTTTATTTATTACTTTCATTAAACCTGCTGGACTAATCTTTCTATCTGTCTTGTGATATAAGTACTCACACCCTTCTCTTAACGACAGGGCTTTGTTCTTAACATACTGAGCTGTCTCATCTAAAGCATCGAGCTCAATCTTTATGGGTTCATAGAAACCTTCGTGGTGTTCCGCATTTTTGTAACCAAAAGGAATGGTAGAACCTTTCTTTCTAATTAGACTTACCTCACTAGAGGGTATTTCCATTTTATCTAGTAGACTATTCACTGATTACCTCCGCATCACTTGCATCTATTATTATTTCTTCCTTGGCAGGCATAACAAAGATACCCCCAGTAACCGAATGGTCTACTGTTACCTTACTCTCTCTGATAACACCCACTCTATCTAACAAACCCTGTGCAGCATTAAGCTTTTGGTTAGCTTGTGGTATAGGAACATTACTATCCATTATCTCAACTAGCTTATTAGCAGCCTTTGGAGCACTACGCGCGAGAATTAGCGTAGCTATCTCTATAATCTCTTGCTGAAGCGAACGAACTAGAGCAGTTGACCCCGCACCTTCCTTATATCCCGCAGTAACCATAGCTTTGTTAATGTTTCCTTGTGCGTCTTCGTACAATGCATTGAGAAATAACTCTTGTTTCTTAGTATAGTTCCTTCCATTCTTCTTTGTAGCCTCTGGTAGCATAGGGGTTTCCCGATATTAGTTATATAATTAATATATCTATTATACAGGAGGTTTAATGGTTTGTCAAGTAACTGGTTAACATTCTTTTTTGGCGCAAAAGGTGTGACATTGCTATAAATACAGATGGGGGGCGGGGTGGCACATGCGTACCCGTACATATCACGCGCATGTGCGCGCAATTTACCGCGGATATGTGCGCGAATGTATACCGCGAGTGTGTGCGAATGTATATCGCGAGGATTTCTGGTAAACAATTTTAAAGAGTTGTTGACAGTGTGTAATTTTTATGCTATTACGCGCGCATTACCATGATTTTTATTGCTATAGCACGCTTAAAAAGATATTAAAATAATTCCACTGGATAATATCGCGGTTAACCCTAACAAAATAAAGGCTTGAGCATATG